TTTTACGGCGATATGAGCAGAAAAGAAGCTCGAAGAATATTTCTTGAATATAGTATTAAAGAATACAGAGATAAAGGTTATTCAGATGAAAGTATTCAAATATCAGGACTTTTAAAGCAACTAAAAGAATTAAAATAACAAAAAAAGCCCCTAATGTAATGTTAGGGGCTTCACTTTGTAAAATTAAAACAAGTCTAACGATTTAAAAACAACCCTTAGAAATGAGGGCAAAAATACAAATAATATGCAAAAAATAAAACGATTTGAATTAAAAATGCCAAAATTCTTATTGGCAGTCGAGCCAAAGAGAATGCCCAATGGCTTTCACTTTATTTATTCGCCTCATTACTTATCATTGATATTGGTAATTAGAGAGCGCACTCAACAAGTAGCTCTTAATGATGAGTTAGTGCATAAGCCTCATAAGTTATATATATGTAATGAATATGAGCAGTTCAAACTCATAATAATTCAGAATAACGTAAAATTAACTGGTGGAGAATTAGCCCCTGAAATATCCGAAACACAATTCTTAGATGAAGCGTGGCAATGGTACAATACTAATATGATAATACAAGAATAATATGACACCACACGACAAAGTAATATACATCATTCAGCAATTAGAGCTATCTGATAGCAAGGTAGCAAGAGCAATTCAGAAGAGTACATCAGCCGCAACTCACAAGCGAATGAGACTCAGAGACAACAAGTTTACCGATGAAGATTTTCAACGAATACGCGATTTCTACCTCGAAAAACTCAGAAACATAGAAAAGTTATAAATATAACAAAATAATTTTCACACAAAGACGGGCAAAACGCTCGTCTTTTTGCGTTTTATAGGGTGTGATAGTCAGGCGATTGCCGTTTTACCAACTCTTTTATTTAGTTGTTTCAACTAAATAAAACGCTGATTTTCAAATTGTTAAGTTAAAAAATTGTTAGAATTTTAAAGCAGTATTTCGTATTTTTGCATTGTGAAAAATAGATAGTTATGAAGCACCAAGAGAGTACACTTCAAACCGCATGCGTACGTTGGTTCAGATACCAATACCCACACCTCATTATTTACGCCGTTCCTAATGGTGGCAGTCGCAACGTTCGTGAAGCACAATGCCTCAAATCAGAGGGAGTATTAGCAGGGGTGGCGGATTTAGTAGTTATGCTCCCTCAGGGCAAAAGTCTTTATATCGAAATGAAAGTAAAAGGCAATCGCCAAACAGAGAACCAAAAAGAGTTTCAGAATAAAGCCATAGCACTGGGACACAATTACGCTGTATGCTACACCTTTGAGGAGTTCCAACAAGTTATTGAAAATCAAATACAGAAATAACAAAATACAATTTTTTAAGAAAATTATATACAAAAAACACTGTTAAATTATATATCTAAATGATACGTATAAAACCAAGTAAGAGAAACACAAACAAGCACACAGAAAAAGGTATGGAACTACTTAGTTCCTCTATCGATGAGGTGGGAGTGATTGAGAGTATATCAGTAACCAAACAAGGGACTATAATATCAGGACACGCAATAGAGAAGTTTGATGAAAAAGGACTTGTACCAAAGGAAATAACTCTTGCGGAGAATGAGTATCCTGTAATTGTTCGCAATGATATAGAAGACGATACAGATACCTACTACAAGGCACAAATATTAGCAAACACTACCGCGCACCAAAACTATAATATAGACCTTGAAGATGTAGAATCAATAGCAGAGGAGTACGAGTTTGAGTTAGAGGAATTAGGTATTGAGATTGAAGAAAAGGATATAAACTATTCAGAAGATAGTTTTAATGAAGATGAACTGATAGACGATTCAAGAAACAAACCCGCAATTATGAAGATTACTTTTGAAAATGCAGAACAATTGCAAAAGGCAGAAGTCGATATTACAGAGTTAATTGATAGAAAATATAAAGGGGCTTACTTTTCCGTAAGTTGTGGTGAATTATGAGATTAGAATTAGCAAGCAATAAAGCGATAAAATATAGTTGTTTAAATTTTCACTATGCAAAATCAGTACCAGTGAATACATTTGCTTATTCAGTATTTAATGATAATAACGAATGGTGTGGTTGTGTAGTATTTGGCACTGGTAGTAATAATAATATTGGTTCAGAATATAATCTAAAACAAGGACAAATCATAGAACTTGTAAGAATGGCACTTAATGGGAAACAAGAAACTACATCACAAGTATTAGCAAAAGCAATTAAAAAAGTAAAAAAAGATGTCCCTTTGTGCAAAATGATAGTCTCTTATGCTGATATTGACCAATCACACAAAGGAATAATATATCAGGCTACTAACTGGTACTTTGTAGGAAAGGTTTATGAAAATAAAACTGATAGCAGTTGGATCATAAATGGCAAGCGTATTCACGGGCGTAGGATTTCAGATATTATAAAGCAAAAAGGAGGATTGAAAGGAATATCAAGAAAAGATTTTATACTGAAAAATTTAGACAAGAACGCAACTGAATATGTTACAAAAGGTAAAATAAAATATCTATATCCTTTATGTAAGGAAATGAAAAAACTTTGTGAAACAATCAAAAAACCTTATTCAGAAATATGAATAACACCCCAAAAAATAGACAACAATGGATATTAGAGGAACTTAAAAAGTCTCCTCTATTGTCGTATGGGGTAATATGGGGTAAATATGAGGTAAAGTGGGGTAAGGGACAAACTACCTTTGATAAAGATTGGAAACAAGCCCAAAAAGAATTGAAAGATTGGCAAAAAACGATTAATGAGGAAGTAGCAAAGCAAGTGATAAGTGCGGAGGTAGAAGAGCGTAAAAAAGACTTATTTGCAAAAATGGACGCTCTGAAGATACTCGCTGACATTGCAAAGGGGAAAGGAATGAGGATTGATGGGGAAAAATTCATTCCTTCATATAGGGAGCGTATTTCAGCAATTGCGCAACTATCTAAAATGGAGGGATGGGACGCTCCAGTTAAGCAAGAGGTAACAGGTAAAGACGGCAAAGATTTACCTTTCCAAGTAACTGGGATAATTATTAAGTAGCAATGAAGAATGTGATACTTGAATTTAACAGCAACGGAAATGACAAGCAAAAGGAATGCGGTATTGCGTGGGCTAACAATGATATTGACGAGGTGCTTTATGGCGGTGCTAAGGGCGGTGGTAAATCATTCATAGGTTGCTCATTGATATTAGCCGATGCTATGATGTATGCAGGCACTCAGTATTTCATTGCTCGTAAGCAACTGAACGATTTGAGGCGTTTTACAATACCAAGCATTCACGAAGTACTGAATGGGTGGGGCATACCACAAGAAGCTTGGAAGTATAATGGGCAGGACAATTACTTTGAATTGTATAACGGTTCACGAGTATTGTTATTAGATTGTAAGTATTTACCAAGCGACCATCAATACCAGCGGTTAGGTTCAATGCAATTTACACGCGGTTGGATAGAAGAGGGCGGGGAGTTCGATTATGATAGTTATTCAAACCTCAAAATATCAATAGGGCGGTGGAAGAATAGAGAATACAATTTGAAGGGCAAATTGCTGATAACCGCCAACCCCTCTAAGAATTTCCTATACAAGGAATTTTATACCCCCTACAAGGAGGGCACACTCGATAAGAGGCGAGCGTTTATTCAAGCATTGCCGTACGATAATAAGATGTTACCCAAGGAATACATTCAGAACTTGGAGAATACTCTAAGGGGTGCAGAGAAGCAACGGCTTCTCAATGGGCTATGGGAATATGACGATGATCCAAATGCGTTGTGTGATTATGATAAGATATTAGCGATATTCAGTAATGACCAAATAGCACAAGATAGCATGATGTACCTAACAGCCGATATTGCCCGCTTTGGTTCGGATTTGTGCGTTATAGGCGTATGGCGAGGCTGGGAGTTAATAGAGATATATACATTGGCGACTTCAGCGACTACCGAGATACAAACACTCATTAATACGTTACGAATGAAGTATAACATACCAAAAGGGAATTGTATTGCTGATGAGGATGGCGTTGGTGGGGGCGTGGTAGATAATACGGGGATTGTAGGCTTTAAGAACAACAGCACACCCTTTGAAGAGAACGGACAACCTACCAATTACAAGAATTTGCAAACGCAATGCTTGTACAAGTTAGCCGAGCGTATCAACAACAATGGTATATACATTAGTGCTGATATATCAGAACGAACTAAAGAGATGATAACAGAGGAATTGGAACAAATCAAAAGTGATAATAAGGATGGGCAAAAGCTATCTGTAATTAACAAAGATACAGTGAAGCAAGCAATAGGACGAAGCCCTGACTATCGCGATATGTTACTAATGCGTGAGTATTTTGATTTGAAACCGAGAAAAACATTTAAACCGATATTCAGAAGATGACACTATACGACTTTATACAATTACCTGAAGAAAAGCAGAGAGAGATTTTGCCCGCTCTGAAAGTCTTAAAACCTCTATCTAACTACACGCGCAGGTATTGGTTTAAGAAACGCACACACGGGGTAAAAGATAGCATTACCGAATTAACATTTGGCGAGGTAAATAGCATTAAGCGTTTGGTGATGAGAGAAACAACAGAGGACTTATTAAGAGCCTTTGAAATCGTGTACAAGTGCAAGGCACGTGATGTAATACGAATGGAAGTAATACAATTCTATCGTTGTATGATATTCATAACAAACGAAGTAGATAAGATAATAAATATGGAGCGGCAGCATTGGAATACCGAGCCTACTGATTACGATATAAAACTACAACAAGCAGGGGTTAAAGAATTGGAGCAGTTTGGCGACTTGCCGATGATTGATAGCCTCGCGGGCGGTGATATACTAAGATACAACGATATTGAGAAACTCAATTACTTGGAAGTGCATTATATCTTATGGTATAGAGCAATTCAAACAAATATACAGAATAGATTTCAGAAACTAATGATTAATAAATAGGGTTATGAAAGAGATATTACAACAGATAGCCGCGAGTAACGGCTGGCACTTTGATTATGGGCGTTCAGATTTTCACAACTTGGAAACAGAAGCTGGTAAGGAATATTACTTTTTCCTTGACCCTATCGAAGAAAGTGTAACATTCGATGAATACATTGTGCCAACGAAGCACACCTATAACGGGCGTTTTATGCTACTCAAGCACTCTGATTTTGATAGGGTGTATAACGCGCAAAGTGATAACAATCAAACAGAGGGTAAGTACGAGCAATATATTAAACCCTGCAAGGAAGCTGTTATGAATATTGCGAATGCTCTTTGTGGAGATTACACAATTGAGGGCTGGCGAATGATAGAGGTTATTAACTTGTATGATAATAATTTCGATGGTGTATTGGTTACATTTCAGATAACAACTAATGATTAACAATGAAAGAGCCTATTGATATATTATACGATGAGTTGGACACTCTCAAACAGGACCTAATTGCGAAGTATAAAGAACTGAATATGCGAGCGAGCGGGCAATGGGAGAATGCTCTAAGAGTAGAAGTATCCCCTATCAATGGGGGCGGCTTGCGTGGTATCATTAGCGGTGCAGAATACACTTATTATATGCAGCACGGGCGCAAAGCGGGCAAAATGCCGCCAATACAAGTTATTGAACAATGGATATTGGCAAGGGGTATACGCCCAATACAAGAGAAGATGAATACTAACGCTCTGGCTTGGGCTATTGCTAAAAAAATAGCACGTGACGGAACTAAGAGAATGCAAGCAGGCAGCACACCTGCCTTTATTGATGCGATAATAACACCAGAGAGGGTGCAACAGATAATTGAGAAAGTAGGGTATAATTACGTGGCTACTTTTACAAGTGAGATTATTAACTTTTTAAATGAGATGTAAAAATGGAATTATCGGGGTTTAAATTTTGGGGGGCTTATAGCGGCGCTCCTTTATCAATACAATTAGACAATAGTGAGGATGAGACTTTAAAAAACGCTTGGCGCAATGAAATTGTTATTACGGCAAATTTTAGTGTGTACGAAAATGATACTTTAAATGACAAAAGAGTTGTTATTACAAGAAACTACGTACCTAACATCGTAAAATCTATGACTGTAGATTTAACCGCTATATTTAAAAGTTTGTCTTTCTTTTATAGCGACATTAATGATGGGACACATATAGGATTATTTTCATCCTCTGATATAGAAATATCAGCACAAGCGCAATATTATACGCCTAATAGAGGGGTTAATGTTTTAGGCGAACCAGTAAAGAAAACATTTAAAATATACGATGCTAACTTTTCGTTATTTGATATATTTGAAGAGTCTTATAATATGCGTATATGTAAAAGATTCTATGACTATACATTTAAAGTTAGAAGACCATACACTACCTATTTCAAAGGTTTTGAGCAAAGAGATTATATTGTAAAAGTAGATAGTTATTCTGACTTTGCGCCTAATAGCATCAAAAGAAGTGAAAATGCCGCCTATGTTGATAGGGTAGTAGATGAGTGTGGTATATTTGTAACTTGGCTAAATGAAGCAGGAACGTGGAGTTATTGGCTTTTCTCTGAAAAATATACAGAGGAGATAAAAACAAAATATTTAGGAGCGATACAAAAAAGTGCAAAGAATGATTTGAATCAATCAACAATGTATCCATTAGGATATACAGCTAATAAACGATGGACATTACGCAGCGATGTGCCCGTAATGGAGGGAGAACTTGAGGAACTTCAAAGTATATATAGCAGTAGCATTGTGTTTGTTTATTTAGAGGACAAAAGTAATAGCGGGCTTTATCCTAAGAGGGTGTCGGTAGTTGAAGGGTCGTACAAGTTTGATATTAACAAACAAGATGTATACCCGTTCAGTGTTACAATTGAGTTTGATGCTTTGAAATTAAGAACTGAAATATGATAGAGTTAGTAATTAATGGTTTGGTTGCTGATGTTGAGCAAAAGCAATTCACTTACAATATGCAGGTGAATGATATGTTTGACTTTGATACACGTGAGGTATCATATTCAGATAGTATATATTTGCCTTCAACAGCTACTAATAGGAATATATTTGGATTTGCTGATGTACCAAGTATAATGAGTGATAGTGCTTATAAAGGGTATTCAGTGGATTACTATGTAAATGGTATGCCGATATTACAAGGAGGGGTTGGGTATCTAATGGGCAAACGCGGCGATTATTTTATATTCGAGTTCAAGGATAAAGCAACGTTATTATACCAACATTTGCAAGGGAAAGACATCAAAGGTCTCAAAGGATTAATTGACGATAACAGTCGTAGAGATAAAAATACCATAGCCAACATTAGTGAAAATAATAACTTAGACTATCAGAACGCTTTTATGTTAGCTGATTACGGAGATGATAGTGTTGATGTATTAGGAGGAACATATTATTGGCAAATAAAACGTACTCCTCTATCTATCAGTTTATGTAAGATATTTAATTTAGTGGCTACAGACGGGAATTTTACATTTAAAGGAAATTTATTAAGAAATGAATTTTGGAAAAACACTTACATTTCATCTTCTAATATTACCTATAAAGATGAAGAGTCTTTAATTTTAACAGCAAAAACTAATCGTAAAATTCGTGTAAATCACGAAAATAGCTACTCGAATAGGGTATATGATTTCTTAAAGATTAATGATAATGAGTGGCTTTTAGACAAATACCCTGAAGTAAGTGGAACGATGCCTTTTGTTGTGAAAGAAAGCGGTTATTATAGGGTGTCTATTACACTGGGGAAAGTGTACCGCAATTCATCATCTGGGGAAACTTCAATGAGATATGGAATAGGAAGTACCAATAGTAATATAGGGGAACAATTAAAAAACTTAAATATATATTCTAATACCTGGGATAATATTACATCGTCTTTTGAATTTTACGCTAATAAAGGCGATATGATAAGTATGATAATGGATGTAAAAGATTATTACTATGTAGGTGCGGTGGTTGAGAATGTTACGTTTAAAATTGAAAAGATAAAAAGCAACAATGACATTAATACATTAGTAAGCGATTTATCTCTTATTGATTTGTTCAGAAATATCTTTAAAATATTTGGTATTACACCAATTTATGAGAGAGGTGTATATACTTTCTATACGCTTGATGAAAGAATGTATGAAGCACCTATGCTGAACTGGTCTGAAAAATTTGCAAAAGTAAAAGAGATAAAATTTCACTCTTCAGAGTATGCTAAAAAGAATAATTTCTTATATAAAAAATACGATGATGAAAGTGGACATTTGCAAAACGATTGGGACGGCAAAATCTTTTTCTCTGATGAAACATTGGTTGATAGGAAGGATTTTTCAGTTGGTTTTTATGCACCTTTTAATAATCGAAAAAAGTTTGAAAATTCATCATCAGGATTTGATTTAGAGAGAATGGAATTTTTTAGCAAAGAGGAAAAAATTGAAAACGGTATTACAAAAGTTGATTATAAAGAAAAGACTGGTCGCTGGCATATATATTCAAGAAAGAAGCGTAATATTCATACCATCATACGCGATATAGATGGTAGCGGTATAAGTGTTAATAGTATTTGGGTTGTATCAGCTGATGATTTTAAGTGGGACAATTTGTTAAGAAATTATTATAGTCACTTACGTAAATTATTGGAACGTCCTTACATTGTTACTGCTGAATTTGCTTTAAACGAAATAGATGTATACGAATTTTCTTTTTTCTCACGTATATACGTTGAGCAGCTTGGGGGCTACTTTTTGCCTAACAAAATAAAGTACAAGGCGGGCGCAGTGGCTGAAGTAGAAATGATTAAAATAAACTAACAGAATGGAAAGAATTAACATTGCACAAGTAGATATTGACGTTGAGGCTCTCATTAATAAGAGTGCCGAAGTAAGACAGCGTATAATGGAGGTTAGCGACCAGATGAAAGCCCTCAAAGATGCGTTGAACAAAGGGGGTATTTCGGTGCAGGAATATACCCGACAAATGGCATTGCTGCAAAATGCACAACGTGAAAATCAAAGAGAGCAAAGGGCGTATGATAATCTCATATCGTCGCATATTGCGGTACAACATCAAACAATGCAGGCTAATAATACGCTTACGGGGTCTATACGTGAGTTGGGTACGGCTTTGGCGCAAAACAGGCGTATTTACGAGGACTTCACACAAGCACAACGTGAGAGTGCTGAGGGGAAGGCGTTACTTGAAACTATTCACGCACAAGACGAGGCTTATAGAGAGTTGCAACGCTCTATTGGTGTTACTCAAGTAGATGTAGGTAATTATCGGCAAGCTATATTAGATGCGTTGGGCGATAACCAAGCATTCGGAACTTCTATGAATGGCATTGTTAATTCGTTTAACAATGTAAGAATGAATGTAATTGCGCTTTCCACTCCGTTTGTAAATTTTGTGCAAACAGGGCGATTAGCCCCAGCGGCACTCAATGCGACGGCTGCGGCTACTGGGAATGTATCTACAGGTATGAAAGTATTACGAGGGGCTATCATCGCTACTGGCATAGGTGCTTTGGTTGTAGTATTAGGCTCTTTGATAACGTACTTCACAAGTACTCAGGAGGGTATTGACAAGGTGAATAAGGTACTAACGCCTCTTAAAGTGGTGTTTCAAACACTTATCGGGGTAGTACAAAACTTTGGCAAATACTTATTGGAGGCTATCACGCACCCGAAACAAATGCTTATTGACTTATTGGATTTTCTTAAAGGTCAGTTTATGAATCGCTTAACTGGTATGATTGATGTTTTTAAGGGTATTGGTAAAATTATCACGGGCGATATTAAGGAGGGTATCAAGCAGGTAGGAGAGGCTGCAGCGCAAACGGTTACGGGGGTAGAGAATGTAGTTGGTAAGGTGAAAGATGCAGGCAAGGCGATGAGTGATACGATTGATGAGGCGATAAAACGCGGACAAAGAATTGAAGAGATAAACCAAAAACTATCATCATCGGAAGCCGATTTTATCCAACAAACCGCCGAATTGAAGCAGTTGTTTAAGGAGCAGAATATGATTGCTGAGGACACGACTAAAATATTTGCCGAACGTGAGGAAGCAGCAAAGAAGAGCATTGAGATACAGAAACAAATAAACAAATTAGCAGAGGATAGGAATGGGCTTGAGCAGGAACTTTTAAACCTAAAATTTGCAAGCAACGACACGAGCGATGCTGATAGGGCTGAATTGGCACGTAAGAAAGCAGAATTAGCAGAACAAGCAGCGGCGCGTATTGAAGCGATAACCACGCAAAATAACAAAGTGAATACGATACGCAAAGCAGCCAATGACCAAGCGAACGCACAAGCGAAAGAGGCAGCAGATAAAGCACGGGCGCACTTAGAGGAGCAATTGAAGTGGCAAAAAGAGGCGGTAGAGGATTACGTTAAGACAAATTCGGCTGTTGCTCAATCGTTGCAGGAACGACTTGCAATTGAGGAAAAGGGTATGCAGGATAGGTTAGCATTATTGGATAAGGAAAAAGCTAATGGACTTATTAAAAAGAATGAGTATGAAAAACAAAAAAGAGAGATTGAAGAAGCGTATTTAAAAACACGTGTGGAACTCTCTATCGAGGCGGTAAAGAAGGAAGCAGAGCAATACGAGGCACAAAATAAAACTAAGATTGACAGCGAAACACGATTAACTGCTGAACTCATAGCGCAAGAACAGGCAAGGCAAGATGCAATTTACCAAAAGAAAGTCGAAGCATTAGAGAAGGAGAAGCAACTGAAGCAGAAGGCTCACGATTGGGACTACAAGGCTGAAGAGGAATACCAATCACAATTACGAACCTTGCAAGAGGAACACGATACTCAAAGAAGAGAATTAAAGAAACAAGCGGACGAACAAGACAAAGAACAAAGGAAATTAAATGCTGATTTAGATTTTCAGGAGAGAATCGCAAGATTAGAGAGTGATGAAGCAGGCGAGTATGAAATAAGATACGCACAACTTGAGAATGAGAATGCACTTGCAATTCAGAAAGCCGATGAACAGCATCAAGCGGGGCAATTAAGCGATGAGCAATACCAACGCAATCTTGAGTTAATTCGTAAGAATTACGCAAAGAAGAAAATGGCAATAGACAAGAGCGTTGAAGATGCTAAACTGCAAGCCTTTCAATCTGTATTTGGACAAATAAAAGGGTTGGTAGGTGAACAAACCGCATTAGGAAAAGCGGCGGCAATTGCTGAAACTACCATCAATACTTATATGGCGGCGCAAAAAGCATATTCGGCTATGGCGGCTATACCCGTTGTAGGGCCAGCGTTAGGGGCTGTTGCAGCAGCGGCAGCGGTTGCATCGGGGCTAATGAATGTTGCTAAAATATCAAGTACCGATGTTAAATATGAAAAAGGTGGATTGCTCAAAGGTAAGAGCCACTCAGAGGGCGGTATTCCTTTCACTGTTGCAGGTCGTGGAGGTTTTGAGGCTGAAGGTGGCGAATATATAGTGAACAAGCGCGCAACGGCTATGTATTTCCCAGTGTTGGAGGCTATCAATAGAAGTGTAGGTTATGGTAGTTATAACCCCGTTTATATGGCAGCAGGGGGAGTGATTAAACAATTGCCTGATATGCAAATTGACTACAAGGAAATGATGAACGCTATTAAGGAGGGTGCTATGCAGGGCACTCAAGCAGGTGCGTATGAAGGCTCAATGCAAGGTGCGTTACAAGGTACACAACAAGGGGCATTCGAGGGAGCGCGCGCTGGTAGCCTTGAGGGGTCAATGCAAGGAGCATTCGAGGGGACTACAATAGGCACTACATCGGGGCTAACGGATAGTATTTTACGCATTAGTGATAATGAACGAGCGCGACAATCGGCGAGTATATGATAAAGTTAAAAGCAATATTAAAGGGTTGGGAGAATTACATATTTACTGATCCTGAAATTGAGGTAAAAGCAAAAGAGCGGGCAAAGATATGCGCGGGTTGCCCAATGTCTAAAAAGGGTACATACCCACAACTAATGAAGGACTACTCTCTGAAAGATGTAGAAGGTATGGTGTGCGGTGTATGCGGTTGCCCGCTCTCTACTCTTTTGCGACAAGATGAAAAAAAATGCGAACTTAATAAATGGGAATAACAATGAATGTATACGAAAAATTAAAACCAATGGAAAACGACCTACGCTTGATTTACAAGCACGGGGGCAGGGTAGCGTGTGAGATATTTCGAGATTTGGAAATTTATGAGGAGTATCAAAAAAGTAACGCCCCTAAAATGGAGCGTTATACTTTCATCTCTGAACAATTTAAGATTAGTGAGAGCCTCGTTCGTGCTATCATAAAGCAGATGGGTAAAAAAATTTGTAGTTAAACTTACCACTGTACTTAACACCGATTCTATAAAGCATTGAAGATAAAGAAAATATTTAAACATATTTATTTCTCAGTGAAATAAATGTCTAACCCCATCGTACCATCGTCATCCTCGTTGTAAAATGCCATTAGTTCCTCTTCTCGGTAGTAAAACTTATAATCTTGGTAAGGATAAGGTTTATTAGATGCCGAAAAGATAATTTGGTTGTTGCGCTTATTGATGCGCCAAGCCACTTCTACTTTATAGATGAGTCGTGGTTGTTTAGTAATTGTTAGTTTTTCTTCT